GGTATTAATGGCGCGTCAGGTATATCAGGCTTTAGTGGTGCAGTAGGCGCAAGTGGCATTTCAGGTTATTCAGGCTATTCAGGTTCGGGCGTGTCAGGCTATAGTGGCTATAGTGGCATTAACGCAACTAGCACTTCAAGAGTTGTAACTGATTTCACTCCAACTGCTTCTCAAACTGTATTTACTGTTGCATATACTGTTGGATATTTAGATGTATTTAGAAATGGTGCTAAATTAGCTGATGCTGATGTTACTGCAACAAATGGCACTACATTTACTATTAGCCCTTGCACAGTAACCGATGTTGTTCAATCTGTTGCTTATACAGGTATTAATATTGGTGTGTCAGGATTTAGTGGTTTTTCAGGCTATAGTGGTTCTAGCGGCATTAGTGGGTATAGCGGTATATCAGGCGCAACAGGTAATTCAGGAATTTCAGGTTTTAGTGGTGCGTCAGGCATAAGTGGATTTTCAGGTATATCAGGTTATAGTGGATCAGGCATAAGTGGCTTTTCAGGTGCGTCAGGTATATCAGGTTATAGCGGCATTTCAGGCTATAGCGGAATTAATGGCACTAACACTATGGTTTATGATGCTTATACTGCAACTGCGGCTCAAACTTCATTTACAACTTCAAACACTTATACTGCAAACAAAATTCAAGTTTCAGTTAATGGTTCAATACTTGTTAATGGTGTTGATTGCACAGTATCGGGCGGCACTACATTTACAACAACTGCATTAGCATTAAACGATAGGGTATTCGCAATTTATCCAATTTAAAGGATTAATATGGACAAGACAAAACAAGATGCTTTAGCGTATGCTAAACAACACGATCAACAATACTATAGATATTTATTATCTAACAATTATGAGCGAGCGGTTTTTTTAAAAGGCGATCCCGTCTATCCTAGAGAAGCCACTCGTTATCTTTGGGCTAATCGCAATCTATTAGGCAAGAATATTCTTGAGATAGGTTGCTCCACAGGTTACGGCTCTCAATTCCTTCCAAATGATTCAAACTATATAGGTTTAGATTACGATCCTATTATTATTGGTGTCGCACGCGAACAGGAATGGGGCTTAAACGCATCTTTTACAAACGCTGATATTAACACCTATCCTTTAGCGCAATATGACACCATAATTGCTTTTGAATTTATTGAGCATATTGATAATGGCCTTGAAATGGCACAAAAACTTAAACAACATTGCAAACGCCTTTTATTAACTACTCCGCATAATGAGCCTGTAGGTTTTTGGGGCAAGCATCATAAGCTTCATGGCTTAAACGAATCACACTTTCCCGACTTTCAATATAACTATATTAACGAACATGGCTACATTTCGGAAACTTTACCCGAAATTAATGACAAAAATAAATTTAATCTTATGATTATGCGGTGGGATCGTGGATAAAGTTCTTTGCTCTGTAGCCACTCGTGGTCGTTATCAAACTACTTTACCTTTAACGCTTAACGCTATAATTAATCAGACAAAAAAGGTTGATAAACTTGTTATTTTTGATGACAATGATGAGCCACAAGATATGCGAAAAGAGTTGGTTTATAGTTACTTTTTTCAAATGCTTGATATTAAAGGCATTCAATGGGAATGGATTTATGCTCACAAAAAAGGTCAGCATCATATTCATCAAATGGCTAACACTATGGGTTTTGATTGGGTATGGCGCGTTGATGATGACGCAATACCCGAACCAAATGTCTTACAAACTTTATTTAATTATACAAGCAAAAAAGTAGGTGCAGTAGGTGGCGCAATATTAACGCCGCCATTACGATTTGAAAGCTTTAGGCCTACAGGCAAAATAGAAAATATAAATACAGAGCCTAATATTCAATGGTCATTTATTTATAAAGTAAAAGAAGTTGAGCATCTTCATTGTTCTTTTCTTTATCGAGCTGGGGTGCATGATTACAACACAGGGCTTTCAAGAGTAGCACATCGGGAAGAAACTTTATTTACTTATGGCTTATACCTAAAAGGATATAAAATTCTTGCAGTTCCTAATGCAGTTAGTTGGCATCTTAAAAATCCTAATGGTGGTATTAGATCAGAAACAAATCAAAAACTATATGAGCAAGATGAATTAATATTTAGAAATACAATTGCTTATAAAGATAAAAAGATTGTAGTTCTTAATTGCGGCATGGGCGATCATATTGTATTTAGTCATGTAATGCCTGACATTACAAATGCGGAAGTATTTACTTGCTATCCTGACATAGTGCCTGGTCGTTCTATTGCTGAAGCTAAAGTTTTATTTGGTGATATAGAGCAATGGAATATTTATAGAAAAATGGCGCAATGGAAATGGACTGACAATTTAGAAAATGCTTATAGAAAAATGTATATATGATTATTATTAGTCCTTATTCTAAAGCTTTAAGAAGCGGTAAAACAAATGCAAAAAATTATCCTTATTGGAAGGAACTTATTAGACTAATTAAAGAACCAATAGTTCAAGTAGGTATAGATGGTGAAGAACAATTAGTCGATGATTTTAGAAAAAACTTATCACTAAAAGAACTTGAAAGCCTTGTGAATGAATGCAAAACATGGATAAGTTGCGATTCTTTTTTTCAACATTTTGGTTGGGATAAGAAAAAATATGGTATAGTATTGTGGTCGGTTTCTGATCCTTTGATATTTGGACACCCTGAAAATATTAATCTTATAAAGGATCGAAACAATTTGGTTCAAAACCAATTCCTATGGTGGGAACAAACGGAACATGATGCTAACAAATTTGTCAGTCCTGAAATAGTGATAGAAAGTTTGAATGCAAGATTTTCATGATACCATTGACGATCATTTCGATTTTCTACAAAATAAAACAATCAAAGATATTGGCGCTGATTACTTTGATGGTAAAAATTATTTGGTTATTTTACTATCTGATGGCTCTATTGCTTATATATCTAGCGGCAACAATGATGGTAGTCTTTATTTGGCTATTGAAAAGCATCTTATCAATTAGTAGAAAGAAATGAAAATGAATATGGAAGAACATACAAAGCATTTATTAGATACAGTTTCGGGAATTACGGCTCTTGGTGCAGTAATGAAATTTTTACCAGCAATAGCGGCTTTATTATCAATAGTTTGGTATTGCATTAGAATTTATGAGTGGGCGCGTTTAAAAATTAAAAAATAAAACGATGCCTTTAAAAGACAAAAGCAATCGATGTCAGTATTTAAGAGATTGGAAGGCAATCAATCGCGAAAAGAATTTATTTCAACAAGCGCAACACCGAGCAAAAACTAAAGGTATTGCGTTTGATATAGAAGTATCAGACATAGTTATCCCTAAAATTTGTCCTATTCTTGGACTTCCCTTAAAAAAATCGGTTGATGGAAATAGAGATTTAAGTCCTAGCCTTGATAGAATAGATAATTCTAAAGGTTATACAAAAGGCAACATTCAAGTAATATCATCTAAAGCTAATACAATGAAACATAATGCTGATAAAGAAGATTTAATTAACTTTTCTAATTGGGTAAAGGAAAATTATGGCAAGTAAATATAGTGAAGCAGGTAAAGGTTCAACTAATAAACTTAAACAAAAAAACTTGTATGACGAGAATTACGAAAAGATTTGGGGCAATAAAAAGAATAAACTTTATGAAGAACGCTATTATGATTCCGATGAAACAACTTCATGGGATCAAGATAAGATTGATATGATTGGCCTTAATGATAATACAGGCGATCATTACATTAAATAAAAAAGGGGCATAAAGCCCCTTAATTATTGGTGGATAAGTTTTTCTGAAGAACGCTATTCACCTTATTTAAAATAACTATTTATTCATTACATACATAGTTACTTCAAAGCCAAAACGCATTTCTGTTGCTGAAGGTGTAGTCCACATAATAAGCTCCTAAAGTTATATAGAATTTTCATTCTATAAACTTATTGTTTCATATTGAGTGAAAACAAACCTCAAGAAAATCATTAAAATGGTAGGTCAGCTTTATCTGATCCATTTATTGAAGTTACTTCAGCTTTAGGTTGAGGTTCTCTCATTGTTACCCAGCCATCAAAATTGACAGGGATGCTTTCTATGAGAAGTGAAGTTCCACCTTGTTTATTGCTCATTGCAACGCCAACTTTAGTCCAGCGAGCTTTTGTTTCGCCAGCCGCATTTTGATACTCGCCTGTTTTAGCGATTAGATCATGGGTTATTGCCATTTTTAATTTCCTTTAAGTTATTAACGATAGTTTCTATATCAGACAAAAAGGCGATCACCGCATTTTGCATGGTTTGGATGTATTCATCATCTCGATAAATACGCTTTACGAATCCCTGTAAATGATCAGGCATATCAGGATCATAAGATACAAGGTCGCAAAATTCTCTTTTTTCATTTCCGTTAGAGCCAGGCACGCAAGCTAATTGCCACATAACCTGATCATAATATTGGTCTAATTGTTTGCCACCCGTTAAAATATTGTCCAAATGGTTTTCGGGATTGGGTATCTTAATTTCAATCAAAGAATTAGTAGCATCAACTAATCCGTCAGGGCTACATTGGCCACCTTCAATAGTAGGGTGTAAAACGATTGCTACCTGATCCACAAAGGTATTATATTTAACTTCATACCAAGCCCTAGCCATAGGTTCTAAATCAATTCCTCGTTGCATTGCAGGCGTTTTATAGGTATCTAATTTCTTACCTGTCAATCTTTCCCTAATAAGCTCATTCTTATATTTTCTTTTAGTTAAAGATTCGCCGCCTGATCTGCCTTCAGTCAAAAGGTCTGCAATTCTTGATCCACCAATGCGGCCTATGCGGAGCGCCATCCAGGATGGTGATCCCTGCTCTATACCCCTAATTATTCTATTCATAATTTAGGACTTTGAATTTTGCCATAAAGAGGGGCTAATAAGTATTTATCACCAAGTTTTCTTTTAAGGGCTTCTATTTTTGTTTTACGAGCTTCTATAGCCATTAATTCTTGATCTGAATAAGGTAGCTTTACTCCGTAAAAATTACTGTTTCTTGATCCGTCAATCATAGTTCCGCCTTTCTTTTATCTTTTGCATCAATAACTAATTTAGAGAGAGTTCTATCATTTTTAACTTCGCCCATTACAAAATTATAATTAGCCTGGAGTTCTTCTAATGATTGTGATTGGGTAATTCTTTGAAGATAATCTGCCGCATTAAGAACTGCGGATTGGCCATCATCATCGTCAGCATAAAGAGCAAGAAAACTAGAAATAGAATATCTGCGAATATAACTAACGCAACTACCTAATGCCTGGCTATCTTGTTTTTGTAAAGGACATACGGCAGTATCTTCCAACCATTCACCCGAACTATGCAATAAACGAGTAGTTAGATGAAGTTTATTATCATCGGAAGGACTTAATGATTGAAGAATAGCAATTCCATTATTATTAAGCGGCGCTTTAACCGCATCAATAACTGAATTGATATTGGCATACTTGGATTTGTAATGAGGATTAGTTGAATCTTTAACGGCAAATCTAATTTCTTTTTGCGCGGATACTAAAGCTTCAGCTATCTGTTTGATGCTTTCGGATGTTTTCATCTTATCTTGTCCTAAAAAGTTTCGTTAAATTACATGCGATATTGTATCGTTATACGCCCACTTGGCAAAACTATTTGTTTCATAGTTTTCAGCTATAAACTTTGCAATTCTTTTAATTTCCGCATCATAAACATCTTTAATGCGACCTAACTTATCATCATTACGATCATAAAGAATATTCTTTACTTGATTTTGAACTTCAACTTCATCATAAAAATCAGAAAATACTTCAGCGTTAAAAGTAATATGATGTTCAATTAGTTCTTGCAAAGATATATGAGGTTCTAAATCCAAAAAGTCAGGATCAGGATTCATCATAGTTTGAATATGAATCTTGTGTTGCATCTCTCGTTGCTGGTCAGACATACTTGCCCCCGTAACTTGTTGATTTTTCGTCATATTACACCCCTTTTAAAAAATTGTCTAGTAAAGGGTAAAGCACATACAACCATAAACCAAAATACGCATAGATAGCAATTGTATAAACAATAAGTTTCTTATTTTGTGTTGTCATATTATTCCCCTATTTCAGATTTGTAAGGATCAATTTGTGTTTGCACATACTCGTAATTACCACTTTGCGAATTATGCTTGAGTTTTGAATTAGGTGCAACAAATTCGTATTTGTCGGCAGTCCAATTGTATTTGAGCTTGGCTTCTTTAGGGGCGTAGTTATATTTATTCTCAACCCAATTGTATCGAAGCTTCGGTGATTCACCCCCGACCGCCATGATCGGGAGTGCTATTAATAGTGCGGTTAATAGTGTTTTCATTGTTGCACCTCATACACGCCAACTAAAGTTGCTAATTTATCCCAAGAATAAGAACCTAATGCAGACTTTTTAGCTGATTCTAATGATTTATGCCAAGTAACTGCATAACCATTATCTCGAATCCATCTTTGTTCTGTTACTAAAGACGACCATTTTCCATGTTGTTGAAAAAGATCAAATGATTCTTTTGCGCGAGGACTTGTGCGAACAACAATATATTGATATGAGTTTTCTGTAACTCTTTTGAATGTTCCAACGGGTGTATTTGCTATTTTTCTCATTTTAGTTTCCTTATAGTTTCTTGTTAATAAATTGTGTTGCTAGGTGTTATTATGCCTATATCAAAATTAAATACAACTATTTTTGAAAATATTTTATGAAGAATAACGAACACCTGGCACAGACTTTGCTTATCAAATGGTTTAGGCTTCAATACCCATTAATGGCAAAATGCCTGTTTGCTATACCAAATGGGGGCGCTAGGCATATCGGAACGGCCTTAAAATTAAAAGCTGAAGGGGTAACGGCAGGGGTATCTGATTTATTCCTTATGATTCCAGCAAATGGCCTTCATGGCCTATTTTTAGAGATGAAAGCCGATAAAAGTGCAAGATTACAACAAAATCAAATAGACTTCCTTAATCTAGCAGAATCAATGGGTTATGGTGCGGAAGTGGCCTATGGGTTTGAGGAAGCTCAAAAAATAATACAAAAATACTTGCACGAATCATAGAATTCGTTTAATAATAAAAAAGACAAGATAAAAGAAGGGAAACTAATTGCATTACTATCAGCACAATATATCAGATTACAGGGCGGACACAGGTCATTTAACTCTGCTTGAACATGGTTGTTACCATCAACTACTAGATCAATATTATCTTAATGAAGAACCACTTCCATTAGATATAGACAAAATATTCCGATTACTTACTGCGAGGACACAAGATGAAAAGGATGCTATTAAAAATGTGCTTAAAGATTTCTTTGTGGAAACTGAAGCTGGTTTTATTCAAAGAAGGTGTGATAATGAGATTAAATTTTATCACGAACGGATAGATTCTGCGGCGGCGGCAGGTCGTAAGAGTGCCGAGAAACGGGCGAATTCCAACGGGCGTTCAACACTCGTTCAACGGGCGTTCAACCAACTAATAACTAATAACCAAGAACCAATAACTAATAACCATATAGATATATCATCCGATTTTGATATATTTTGGCAAGAGTATCCAAAAAAGGTTGGTAAAGAAGCCGCAAGAAAATCTTGGTATAAGATAAGACCTAATTTACAAGATGTTCTTAAAACTTTAGCTTGGCAAAAAGAAAGCAAGCAATGGTTTGAGAAGGGTGGACAGTTTATTCCAAATGCTAGCACTTATTTAAATCAGCATCGTTTCTTGGATGAGCAGTCCGTATCAGTAACATTTTAGGAAGAAAGATGATAAATGAAATCTTATGTCTATCAGCAATTATGTTTGGTGAAGCAAGGGGTGAACCTGATATGGGAAAAGTTGCAGTTGCTTATACTGCAATTAACCGCAAAGCCGATCCAAATTATCCGAAAACTATTTGTGAAGTAATGAAGCAACCAGCTCAATATCAGTTTCTTGATTATGGGATGCCAACTAAAACACAAATAGCTTATTTAGAACCGCTTGCAAAAGCGATTTTAGAAAATAGGATAGATGATCCAACAAAGGGTGCAAAATGGTTTCATACGAAACAAATGGCAAAACCTTTTTGGGCAAGACAAAAAGAAGTTAAGATAGCTATAGCAAATCATATTTTTTATTAAGGAAAAGACATGACACAAGATACAACAATGGGTAATTTAGAAACTTGGGTTCGTCAGTTAAATGGCGAACTCAATGTTCAAGATATAGCCAAAACTAGACCAGCACCAATTCAAGATGTAATAGCTCCGTATTCGGTATTTTTAAGGCATTATGATAAAGTTGGACTTTGTGCGGCCACAAATAAAAGACGCGCTAGTCGATGTAATGTAGAATTTGTATTTGATGGCAATACCCGTAAACTTAAAAGCGTTCAACTAATTAATCAAGATGAAGAATAAAGAACCTGATACTAAAGAATGGCTTTTAAAAGTCCACAGACAAACTCAAACTGATCTTGAATATAGAAAAGCATTGGCTAAAGATGTTAATGAGCTTGTAGAAGCTTTAGATTGGATGGTAGAAGGTTTAACTCAAGGCGATCCAAGATTTGACGAAATACCTTGTGTTAGAAATGCAAAGGTTATATTAGAAAAACTTAAAGGATAAGACATTATGGAAACTATTAAAGCGTGGCTAATAGAAGAATACGATAATCATAATAATCTTGTATGGAAAATGATTTCATTTTTTCCGCCTGACACTTTGCAATGGATGTCAGATATTCGCGGTAAGAAGCATAATTTAGTTATATCAGAGCTTGGAGTTATAAATTCTAAAAAAATTGACGGAGTTGAAAAAAAATATGATTCTAGCAAATTTGTGGTTGGCCTTTAAAATTGTTGGTTTTATTTTGTGGGCGGTTATATTCCTGGTTGTTTCACTCGTCTTATTTTTTTTGTGGGAAGAATTTAATAACTAGAATTTTAGATTTTGCAATTAAAATATTAATTATTAATGGAGCTTTTGGTTTATTACTTGGAATATCTTTAGTGATAGAATTAACATTTATCCGATGAATTACACAATGGAAGTATTGTTTAGGTATTTAGTCTTTGATGACTTTGGCGAACCGCATAAAAGGTTTAGGACAAAACATGAAGCTGAAACTTATATTATTAATAAACCTGATCACAAGATTGAACGCTTACCACCTCAATCAAAAGAAAATGTATTTGATTTAATAACAGACGAGCCACCATTTTGAGCCATATACTAATTATTATTACAGGACTTATTTACTCATATATCAGCATTGAACAATTTTATCTTGGCAACAATGGAATGAGTGTTTGTTATTTTGGCTACGCATTAGGTAATGTTGGCCTGTATATGATGGCTAAATAAAAGGATTATTAGTGACACTAAACGATAAGATAAGTTTTAAATCTATGATGGATACGCTTGCATCAATCTATCAAAAACAACCATTGGATCAGAATACTTTAAGAGTTTGGTTTTATAAACTTGAGAAGTTTGAATTTAGTGTAGTCAGTAAAGCTTTTGATAAGCATATTGATAACAGTAAATTTTTTCCCAGCATTTTTGACATCTTGCAATTATGCAGGGAAAAGCCAATTGAATTTGCCAGGTTAGAAGCACCAAAACTATCTAAAGAAGCTAATGCGGTTTATGCGGCAAATGTTAATAGATTTGTCCAGGACAATATGATTGAGGAAAAGAAACTAAAAGATATGAGGGCTTGGGCGCATCGGATTATTGCTAACCCAAAAAATTATCCATCAATCTCACTTGAATTCGCAAAGGAAGCTATACATGCAAAATAAATGGAGTAAGGTTAGTAAATATTGCATTGAAAGCAATAATTTTTATATATCACGATACATGCTTGCGGATGGCGCAGATAGATTTGTATTATGGGATTCAAACAAGATGATTAAAATACACGATAACGCAAAGGTGCTAAAAGATGAAGCAGAGAGAATTTATAGTGAGCAGTCAAAACATGCCCCAATTGATGATTTATTTGGAAGCATTAATCAAAGAAGGCAAAACACCGCAAGTTACGATCAAAGAAAAGGTTAGTGGTGATAAGAGGTCGCTTGAAGCAAATAAGTTTTTGTGGGGTAAATTATATAAAAGCATTAGTCAGTTTACAGGTTACTTACCTATGGAAGTGCATCTTTTATGTGGGCATCTTTTCTTATGTGAACAGAAAACTATTAATGGAGTTCAAATTCCTTATGTTCGTTCAACGAGTGATCTTACAATCGAGGAATTTACATTTTACATACAGAATATTGAAAGTTATTTTGCCCAGTTAGGTTGGAGTATGGATGAATAATACAAAAATACAATTAACAAACGCTGAAATTATTGAAACTGCAATGTCAGGCGTATTAAGAAGAATGCAAAGATTAAAATCAGGCTATGCTTATACACATGGATTAAAGCCTGGAAGTGAATGGCAAACCATGATTGAAGGATGTTTGACTGAAAAAGCAGTCGCTAAATTTTTAAAACTTCATTGGGGTGGTTGCGGTCAAATTAATGATGTTGATGTGGATAATGTTGAAGTTCGATCCACACCTTACGAAAAAGGCCATCTCATCATTCATAAATCTGATGCAAGTGATCGTAAGTTTTATTTTGTAACAGGTATAGATGGCAATTATACAATTAGAGGATGGATATGGGGGTATGAAGCTAAAGATGAAAAGTATTGGGGTGAATTACAACCTAATAGACCAGCTTACAATGTCCCTCAAGAAAAGTTGCACGATCCTAATTAGTAAAGGTTAAATTATGATAGAATTATTATTTGGCGTTATTCTTATGATAATTGCCATTTATTTTATAAATAGGTAATTTTATGCCAACTGCCCCGCTTAATACAAAATGTCGGGAATTAGGTTGCAAAAATGAAAAAACTAGCCGATCCACTTTTTGTTCTGATCATGGTGGGGGTGTAACAGAAAAAGGCAAAGAAAATAGTAAATTATATGCTACCGCCTTTTGGAAAAAACAAAGAGTTATTCAGTTAAGTAAAAATCCATTATGTTCGGCATGTTTAATTGAGGGTAAAGTGGTTCAAGCGCTTCATATTGACCATGTATTTCCTCACAGGCAAAATCAAAATAAGTTTAGAAGTAATCTGTTTCAAAGTTTGTGTGCGCCCCATCACACGCTAAAAACTCAAGAAGAAAACAAGGGCATTTATCTTTACTATTCACCTAATGGGATAATTCAATACAATGACACAGATTATGCCAAACAAATTGCTGACAAAACAGAATTTGCGTAAGATATATAAACTATGTGCATCGCTCCCGCCCTTTAATGAATTTCCTATGCCCCAGCCGCATAAAATTTCATTTAGTGTGATAAATACTAATGAAGTGTTTGGCTATTTTCATACAGAGCCAATGCGAATAGAGATTGATAAGATGTGTGATACATGGGATCATATATTTCAAACGATGATGCATGAGTGCATTCATGTTGCATTATATAAAAGCAATCACCATGACTTTGATCAGCATGAAGCAAAGTTTAATAGAATGGCTAAAAGAATTTGTGATATGTATAAATTTGATATAAAGGAATTTTAATGAATAAAGTTATAACATTTATATTGGCGCTTGTTATTGGCGGATTATTAGCAATTATTTCAGACCAAGTATTTGCGGCTGATACTAATATTACTACAAATATGAAAGGCATGCCTGTTCCTTCAGCTATTGCGCCTTCTATTTCTACTATGAATCCCAAAATTTGTAAAACAGGTGTAAGTGGTGGAGCTAATACAGGTGTTGTTTCTATTAGCGGTGGATTTACAGTTGAAGATGAAAATTGTGCAAGAGTAGTTAAAGCTGAAACTTTATCTAATTTAGGATTAAAAGTTAGTGCGGTAAGCTTAATGTGTCAAGATGAAGCTATATGGGAAGCAATGGAAATGGCATCTAGTCCTTGCCCATTCGGTGGCGCTTTAGGCGATGTTGCAAGACGCGCTTGGTTTAAACGATACCCTGAAAGATTCTATAAGTTATATGGTTCGGACTTTAAGCTTCCTGTTATTGTTGATAAGCAGTAATGCTTATGCCTGGTATTGCACTTATGTTCCTGATCAAAATGGATACATAACAAATTTACAATGCTATGACATAGATGACGCAACTGCGCTTACAGGATATTGGTGTCCATATTATCCTAATGATCCAATATGTGCGCCTTATATTCAACCTGTTTGCACAGACGCTACAGAAACTAGAACCTTATCATGCGCTATAAATTATTCAGGTGCATTAAGTCAGGTTAGGTATTATACTTGTAGCGCAAGTAGTTGGTCGGTTTGGCAAGATAGTTCGAATAATTGTGTTGCTGATCCGCCAACTTGTGTATCAACAACAGAAACAAGGGCTTTATCATGCGCGAGTGGTTACGAAGGATTGATAACGGAATTAAGAATTTCCCAATGCTCCGATCCGTATGGTATGCCAACTTGGACATCCTGGTCGGAAACATCCAATACTTGCAAGATGACATTAGACAATCAGGACAATGTAACAAGCCCTGTGAGTGTAATAAGCCCTGTGAATCCGAGCGGAATACTTAACACAAGTGTTACGCCTACGATAACCGAATCTGTAATTGCACAGACAGATATTGTGCAGACATTCAGTAATGCATTAAATAGCACTACAAGCGAAGTTAAAAGTGAATCTAAAAAAGAAGATACCAAATCAGACGATAAGAAAGATGTAGAGATTGTTCCTGGATTAGGAATAGTTTTAAGTTTGGCTTTATTACAAAGCCCAAACAATTTAACTCAACCAAATATGGTTGATTCTTATAATTTAACGCAGGAAAATGATTATGGACTTCAACAAGGAATTTATATGGGGCTTATCACTCAAACAAGTATTTCTGATAGGTTCAACGCTTATAGCAGTCGTAGGAACGCCGATTTATTATGGAATTACGACTTTCAACAAAATGCGTTCGGTCGTTGATTCATACGATGAAAGCAAAGTGCAAGCATTAGAAATTCAAATGAAAGCTCAACAAGAGCGTTTATTAGCTATTCAAGATTCAAGCATTAGAATTAACGAGAAAGCATCAGACGCTATTGCATTGGCTCGTGAAACTTCAGCTATTGCTCGTGGATCACAAAGAGAAGTAGAAGCATCTTTATCAAGCGTTCGTTCTGAAGTTAAAGCTCAAATAGATGGCTTAAACACTCAAATGAAAGCTATACAAAAATCAATGACTAACCCAATAGGAAATTAATATGCTTACCCTTATATCATCTTTACTATCATTCTTTAGTGGCGGATTGCCAAACATTCTTAACTTTTTTCAGGATCGCTCTGATAAGAAGCATGAGATTGAGATGTCAAAACTTCAAACAGAAAAAGAATTGCAAATGGCAGAGCGAGGTTATATTGCTCAAGCTAAAGTAGAAGAAATACATTTAGAACAATCCCAAGTAGAAGCACAAGCGCAAGAGCGCAATGCTTTATATCAACATGATATTGAAATATCTAAAGGCGCATCAAGATGGGTAGTAAATATTAGAGCTTTAGTAAGGCCTGTAATTACTTATGGATTATTTAGTTTGTTAGTTTTTGTAGAAGTATTTGGTTTCTTTTATGCTATTCGCACAGGTGTTGATTTTCAAATAGCTATGAATTTATTATGGGATGACGAAACACAAATTATATGGGCTTCAGTTGTTTCATTTTGGTTTGGCACACAAGCGTTTAAAAAATGAAGATATGCGATAAAGGTTTAGCAATCATAAAAAAATATGAGGGCTTTTATAATAGGCCTTATTTATGCCCTGCTTTAATTTATACGATTGGTTACGGCCATGTCTTATATCCCGAACAGGCAAGATTGCCATTAGCACAACGAAAAGCATATCCACTAAAAGCAGAACATAACAGAGTATGGAGCAAAGAAGAAATAAATGATTTACTTATTAAAGACCTTGCACGATTTGAAAGAGGAGTTACTATGTTATTCCCTGTGTCTTATCGATTCACTCAAGGAATGTTTAGCGCCTTATGCTCCTTCGCTTTTAATTGCGGGACAGGATTACTACAACGCTCTACTGTTCGCTCTGCTTTGTTACGCGGTGATAAGGATATGGCGGGCGCATCGCTATTGAAATATAATCGTGGTGGTGGTAAAGTGTTAAACGGATTAGTTAAGCGTAGGCAAGATGAATATAATTTACTAATGACATAGGATAAGACAATGGATAAGACAATGGATAAGACAGAGATATTAAGAACTGCTAATGAGTATATAACTAAAGACAGACAATCAACGCATGGACAAGCAGAGGATAACTTCGCTAACATAGGAAGATTATGGTCGGCTTATCTTAATCACACAATCACACCTCAAGATGTTGCAATACTAATGACACTACTTAAAATTGCTAGATATAAACACAGTCCATCTCATGTTGATAATGCTATTGATATGTGTGGCTACGCCGCATTAGCAGGCGAGTTAGGTCAAGGTGTTAATAATGAATCGAAGTAATACCGCTAACTTATTGAATAACTTAAACATTTTAGGGGTGCTAAACGAG